AACATCAATGTGATGCGTTCCACGGCCTTTTGTAATACATCAAACGGCATGGCCATGACCTCGGTCATTGTCAACTCACAAAAAATTGATACCGCTTCCAATTGGCGTTGGGTATCTTCCATGTCATCTTTAAGACCTTGATACGCCAACATTTGATGCAACTTTACATCCTTAAGCGATGTGGGTACTAATATGGTTTTTGATTCAATCATTAATTATAAAACGACCAAACCCCGCTTTGTTATTTGCATAAAAAAAGGGGCCGTTAAGCCCCTTGAATAAATATGAATCATTCAATTACTTTATTCCCTGGGCTTTCGCCATCTTGTCCGATTGCTTGTAATAATCGGCGGTTGCATCCTTATCAATTTTATCAATTGTTTTAATGATGTTATCATCACCCAATTGTTTTGCAACTGCCATAAATTTATCACTTAATTGAATACGCTTATCACAATTCACAACGGCCTTGTTAACCAACTGAATGTAATCGGCAATCAATTTGCTTTGTGCGGCAACAATTTTATCGTATTCAGCGGATAAGGTTTTGACCTCATCAACGATTCCAAATTTAATTTCAACGGACTTTACTTGCATATTCATAAAACGATGGGGTTGTGTTTTGTTATTAATCTACATTGCAGAAACATTCAAAGGATGGGTCATCATCCCACAACCCAAGTTGTGATTGTGCCTTGTCTTTAATTTGTTGGTAACTGATTTCTTTTTTGAATGTGTTTCCCGATTCGGTTTCGTGTTTGATCCACCAATCAAATAATTCGGGTTTCTCTTTGGCAATAATTGACAACTTGCCTTTGCCTTTCAAAAAACACCCATCGCAATTTCCGTATGGTTCATTCACCATCAAATCAAATGCTTGTTGTTTCCACCATGTCAACACATCTGGCTTGGTTGTTTTCCACTTAACCAACGGATGTTCTACGCTCATATACTCGGGGAATGATGATGTTTTACTCCACCTCCTTGGTTCGTCATACCTAATACCAACAAAATGATTCCACTCTGTTATTCCAACTGATTTGCACCATCGTTTCAAAGTGTTAATCTTCATTTCCTTAGTGCAAAATCGCATCATTGTATTTGGCAAACATTTATTGTGTGCAATCATTTCGTCAAATGGTCGGCCATTGCGGGATGCGGTTTCGTATGTTACAACCTCAAAATTATTGCCATATCGATACTCCAACCACACAATGTTTAGATTCCAACGCTTATCACACTCATTTATAAATTCAAGTGTTTGTGGCATCTCCTTTCCCGTGTTCTGAAAAGTAACAATGTATTCCCCACCTTCATCAATCAATCGTTTGGTCATGTACGCGGATGTTCTGCCCCCGCTAAAATTTATGATGTTCATAATACCTCGTTCAATAATACACACACTTTGGCGTATTGCCTTTGCACCTCCTTATCGGTGTACAAAATGTTGCTAAACTCGTTTACTGAATTGATTGCCGTTGAATGGTCACGATGGATGATTCGCCCGATTTCTGCCCACGGCATCCCTAACCTTTTTCTGCAAATAAAGTTGAACATGTGACGGGCGTATAACGATGCCCGTTTCCTTGATGGGCAAAGTATTTCATCGGGTGTTAATTCGGTTACTGTGCAAACCGCCCTCAATACTTCCTTCCAATGGTTGGGTGCATCGTTAAAATCAACCCGTGGGTTTATTATTTCACGCTTTAACATTTGGATTTTGGTTAGGGCTTCGCTTTGTATCTGCACTAACAATAATCGCAGTCGTTTAATTTCTTGGCGTTGGTTGTGTAATTGCTGGTAATGGCTTGTCATATCTTCTACAAAGATACAAATAAACACGAAATAAACAATTAACGAATATCGTAGTTCCCGTAATTACTTTTAATACCCAATGCCATCATCTCATGATAACGCCAACTATCGATTGCGTGGTCTGTGCCAATGGGGTTGTTCATGCTTCGCCCCTGGGCATCACTATCCCAACAATAATTCCGCAACTCCTTGATTAAATTGGTGGATGTGGATGTAATTAAATACGATTGCGATTGCATTATCTGTATTCCGTAATTGATGGAATCCTTACCTTTGGTCACCCCCTTAATTCTTATCCCGTATCTTTTAATTTCATCGATTGATTTTGGTTCGGCACTATCCGCATAAACTGGCACATGATTGGGTAATGCCTTTGCAATGTCCGAATTAAGCATTCCCGTGCGATATGCCACCTCATCGATGATTCTTTGACCATTGTATTCATAAACGGCCACAATCGCCGTGGGGTCGTTTGTATACCCAAAATCCACACCAATGCCAAGCAACCTTGCATCCTCGGGAATGGTGTCAATGGTTTGCCAATTTGAAAATATAACCCCTTGCAAGTTTCCAATCTCACCAAGTCCATATACCCGCCACCAATTAGCCCAATAATTGGATGTGGTTGCCCTATCCCGTGCTTTCTCAATTTCCGTCACTATGGATTTATCCAACGCTTCGTTGTCTTTGTATGTGAGTACAATCATTTCCGCATCGGGGTCGTTGACCAATTCACTATCCACCCAAAATTCCGCAACGGGGTTATAATCCAAATAAATAAACTTTCGGGTACGAATCGCCATTTGGTAGTACGATTCCCAATCTATGTTGTTGCACTCGTTCACGAATAAAACATCACGCCTTGCACCCCTTAATTTTTGTGGTTGGTCTGCACTAAAAAATTCAATGTAACTGTCATTGCTGAATGTGTAGGTCAATGATGATTTATTCCATTTTAACGGATCAAACATCCCCACCATGTCCATAATTTTAAGGAAGTCACGGATTGCACCCCGTCGCAAATGGGGGATGGTTTCCGATACCACGCTAATTTCACACTTTGGGTTTTGCACCGCGTAGGTGATAAGCATCGGAATGATGCTGAATGTTTTTGATGAGGATGTTCCACCACGCACGATTCTAACCCGCTTCCGCAGGTTGGCAATTTTACTCTGGGCGGTCGTGGTTTGCAACATTACTTGACATCCAAATCAATGCCGTTGAAGATTGGTTTTTCTGTGGTAACATCAATTTGTTGTGTCGGCATACCAAATCCCGAATCCATTAATTGTTTGTACGCACCCACATCACCTTTCCTTGCCTTGTGTATCATCGCAAGTGTGATTAAATCTTCTTGGCTTAGTTTCTCTAATTCACCCGTGATGGGGTTCTTTGTGTCTTGCATTACCTCCAACCACTTCCGTGCGATGGTGCTTCGGTTCTTTGTTCCCTTGGGTTTCCCGTTGGGATTCCTTACCTCACCTGGTTGGGCGGGTTTCAAATAATCTTTATTTGCCATAATTACTTATCATTTGCTTATCAATCGTTTGGTAAAATCGGGATGGGCATCCACCAAATTGGTTGATGTATTGGTGAATCATCGTGTGCCAAATACCATTGGTCCTCCATTATGTATGCAACTTGTGTTGTGTCAATTAATACCCATTCATTATCGATGGGTGTGGTTCGGTTGGTTTCTCGCCATGCTTTCATAATTCTAATAATTTCCAAACGGCTTGTTCGGGGGTTGATGCTATTTTTTGAAGTGCTTTTTTTACTTGCTTGTATTCATCGGGCGTGTACTCCAATGTTATTTTTTGGGTATCAATGCTTGGTTCTTCGTCTACCTCGTCAATAACCTTTGGTAATTCCAATCCCCAATCTTCCAAATCGTCTGCGTTAAAATCGTTGGCAAGTGCATCCCAATCCCATTCTCCAAAATTTAGGTTGTCTTTAATGATGAATTCTTGTTGCTTTGCCTCGTCCCAATCTACTTTTTGACACGGGATGGTTTCAAATTCAAGTTCCTTCATTGCCAAGTATCTCATTGTTCCCCCCAAAATCATATTGTCTTGGTTAATAATCAATGGGCGCACCATGGTCATATCGGGAAATTCTCGGATTGACTTGACCAATTGTTCAAACTTGGAATCGCGGATCGTCCTTGGATTTGCCTCGTTGGGGTGTATCTCGTTTATGTTGTATGCCTCAATCATTTCTGTTATGTGTTAAATGTGTTTCCATGTTCTGCGTGAAATAATGTGGCGAATAGCACTTGGCGATACGCCTTCAAAATGTTTTCCGACTTTCCATGTCGCATATCCGTATGGCTTTTGTTCTTGGCTATATTCCAAATGTAGTTCGCGAATTTTTAATACAATGGCTTCCGTCAAAATTGTTGATCCGTTCCCACTTCCTTTTTGTCCTTTAACAATTATTGGGCCTGGGTAATCCATATAGGTATTCCCTATACAGATATTCCATATTGTTGATGGCGATACATTGTATTCCTTCGCTAAGTGTGTTAATTTTTCACCATTAACATATCTGTTTCGTATTGATTCAACTTGCAAAACATCTACTTTTCGCATTGGTGTTCTTCCCAACACTTTATACGAATGTTTGCCATTTTCACTTGGCGTTGACCATTCCAAATTTGATAAGTTGTTATTGACCTTATCACCATTGATGTGATTCACCTGGGTTTTTTTCATTGGGTTATCTAAAAACGCCATTGCAACCAACCTATGTATAAAATGATTTCTTTTTTTACTGTGCAAAAACAATTGCACCCTTGTATAACCTGCACTTGTTAAAAAAGGTTTCAAAATGGTATTGGGTTCGTGTTGGTTGTTTAATTTTTTCATCCGCTTAACATTACCAAAATTGCTTACCTCGTACAAACCTTCGTACCCAATTACTTCTTTGTAAATTTCATTTTCCATATTACAAATATACATTTTATATACTCACAACCTACATTGTATTTATTTTTATATGATGTACTGTAATTAGGTATTCGCTTTT